CGTGAGCAACAAACCCATTGCCGCCCCAGTACGGTTCGTTGTTGTATATCGTCCAACAATTAGCCGCTTGGCCTGAAAAGTTACACCACGCTTTGGTAATGTTGTTCATTACATACTGCTGTTGTGATCCTTCTTGCACCGGAATATTGACAGTCAAAGCGTTGTGTTTAGGGTCAAACGTAATATCCCACCCGAAATTCTCGCCATAAGACTGAGTTGCAGCACTAAACGCGCCTTGGATTTTGTCCGACAGTGCAATGCGTGGGTCAAGTCTGGACGATTGCAAACTAGCCGCGAGTGGATACAAACCGTTGTAAGTGAGAATCACAATGTCCCCGCCGTACTTCATCATGCAACGCTTTCCAACGGGTTTTCCAATGTTCCAAACGCCAATTAATGACCATTTTGTTGCATCTGATGGGTCAGTCCCGCGCCAAACAATAATTTCACCGTTTGACGTAATAAATACCAAATAATCATCTACCCCATAACCGGCATCAAGCGTCCACGTTCCACAAGCGACCAAATAGCCGCCGAGTTGAGCAACCGAACTCATGTCAATTGCGGCAGCTGCGCCTGAAATGCTTAAAGTCGGCAAATACCATGCTTTAAGTGTCGACGCTTGTGTAAACCATACTTGATTCTTGAACGTGGTGATATTGCTCAATGTCGAGGCAGTCACGCCCGTAATGCTTGGATTTGTCCACGTTGTGCCGTTGTACAGTAACGGTGCGTCTACGCCGTTGACTAGATAAATGTACCCACCCGCGGGCGTGGTGACGTTGGCATATTCCCATTTGGCATTACTTAATCCAGACTTGACCGCAGCACCTACCGCATCGCCAGCTGTGCAGTCGTAAATCGCCGTGCCTGCAATAGCAAACAATTTGTCAGTCGCACCGCTTGAGTACGACATAAGCGTCTGAACTTGACCAGGCAACCCTGTTGAATATTGAGTGTATCCGCCGCGAAGCACCACATTGTTGACGGTGGGGAACAAATTGGTTAACTGGACAGCATCGAGCGTGTCCATGTTTGCAATCGAGTCGCGCACGTTCCATCCACCGATAGGCGCAGGCAGCGATTGAACGCGAGCCGCCTGACCTTGAACAAGTCGGCTTGCCATTAGTTTGTCCCGTAGCCGGTGTCGGGTATGTTGTCATATCCAATTAGCACCGTGCCTGGGCGTGGTGCAAACGACAAGTTAGCCGCTGACATATCCTGTGCGCGAACAATCTCAAATTCCTCGATATAGTTGCGATACATCGCCGTGGTATCGAAGCCTTTAGCCTCGAAATACTTGAGTTTTGTCGCTAAAACCATGAGCCGGTCAGGATAAATGCAAGTGTCGCTGTCGGCAGTAAATGACGTTTTAACCGTGCCTGTTGACGATAATGCCCAGCCGTTGGATCGGTACTCGTAGCCCAATAGCTCGCTAGTCGAAACGCCAGGCCATATCTGAAAGTATTTGCCCAACAAGCGCCAGCGAATGCGTGGGCCGGTAGCAATGAAACCTGACAGCAACCATTCCCATTGTTGTGGGCTTTCAGGCCCTAGCATTTCCCAATGTTTGGATTTGTCCCAATGGGTGCGTGGCACGGTTGATTCGTAATCTGAGGGTAAAGGGTACTTCACTTGTTCAAAAGTGATTGTAGTGCCTGTATACGTCCCCGTAGCGGGCAAATTAATCGTAACTTGCGTGGATGAGTCTACGGATTCAATATATGCCGCATTTGAAATGCCGCTGCCCACAACCTGATACGTTGTATCAAGCCCAGCAGTTGATGGAATGCCGGTAATTGTGTAGGAATCTTCAACCACGTTGCCGGTTGTTTGTGACCAAACTGTGGTGAATGTGTACTGCTTGGTTAATTGCCGCCAATCATGCCTACGCAAGAACTCATAACCGGCAGCGTTCATCAATGCAAGAATCTGGATTACGTCCTGATTCGAGTTCGATGCCACAGTAGTCGGCGTTGAAACACCCAATTCGTTGGTAACTTGAGTGACTAGCTGTAGCATCGAACTTGACATTTAATCCTCTTTTTTCGGCCTCCCAACCTTCTTTTCTGACATTTGAGCCATCAAAGCTGCCATTTGCTCTTTCATTTCGGCAAGCTCTCGCTTTGTATGCTCAATCTCTGTCTGACTAGAGGATTGGTTCTTAACTGATAAATAACGCCTAGCCATTTCACGCAAACCTACAGCGCCCATGCCAATACGTTGCAATTGACTGTCGGACGCTGTAGCAACTTGCTCAACGGTCTGAAACTTAAAGATTTGCAATTCTGCCATCTGCATATCGTTAAAGTTTTCAGGATCGTCGCGTACCCAATCTTTCAGCGGCACACCGATGACTTCGGCGTTGTTGTTCTGCATCTGAAAGTGCAACCATTGGCGAGGGAAACGCTGTTTGTGATCGTCCCGAACTGGCTGATCCACAACTGACGTTTTGTCCCCTGGCACAATGATTCGGACAAACGGTTTTTCTTTATACGGCTCTTTATCGTAAACGTAAAACTCGACGTGTAGGTGAGAATCTGCGTTGTTAATATCTGAGTCTAAAGACAATTTATGCCCCTGTTAAAGTTACCCAAGTGGTTGCCGAAGTGCCAACTAGCAACATGGTTTTTGCTGTTGCAAGTGTAACGCTTACTGCAGCTGCGTTCATTGTAGTGCTGGTATTGAAAGGGTAAACGGTAATCGTTTGACCCGAATCATTACGAATAATCATCCGTGCGCCACTTTCAGTCGGTGGCAATTTAACGCCAGTCGAGGCTGCTGAAGTGGTGATTGTGTTGTTTGACACATTTAACTGCAAAGCATCCGCTGCGGTTGAACCAAGTGCGACTAGGCCGACAGCACCGTCACCACACATAGTTTGAGCAGATAACGGCGAATTGCCTGCGCCCATGATTCTTGATGGAAATGCCATGATTGTCCTTTAAGTTGATTTACTCATTGCTTTTGCCATTTGAAACAAAAGCCCATCGCCACACACTTCAATTGTAACGTCATCAAAGCCCGCTACAACGTTCTGAAAATCTTGCACCTGTTGTGCCATCCACGGCGCACATTTGTACGTCACATCGTCAACCATTGCGTCGATTGACCTGTCTGCATCATTGCTCGTCTGCTCGTATGCGTGATGTTCGCCGTTTCTATAACTAGAATCCATGCCAAACAAAAAGATACGCTCAAAGCCCTGCAATTTAGCCAAAATCAGCGACAAGATACCAACAGTCGTAAAGCCGCCCATCAAGTGAACTGGTCGAGCCTTTTCATGCTCAAGCAACTCATAAACGCCTGGCGTATTGGCGTGAACCAACACCACTTTGTAGCCGTTTAACTTATCAAAAACAGACGGGTCGCATTGGCTAGTGATGTAAAACGTAGTGTTTGCGTAAGGTTTACAAACAAATCTTACATTCTCTGGTCGAGCATCAAGCATCACCATTGCGTCGGGGATAATGCCTTGCTCAACTAAATAATCGTAAGAACCGTTCATTGCCCAAACTTTAGCGCCGTTTTGGTGGCGGACTTTCAACTGGTCAATCGTGTCAACCAGACTTGGCCCACCACCAACAAGGCAAACGCTGCCTTGGCGTGACTCGTCAAAATCAAACCAAGGCAGCGACCTTTTTACAGATCGCTGCACATTGCCCAACAAAACGTCAGGCTCTGTGTTTCCTACAACATCCAGTACAGCTTCAATCATTAGGTGATTTGTGACTGTAAGTGTGGACGGTTAATGGTCACGGTGACCGTTGAAGTCGTAGAGGTGACGGTGGTCAAGTTTGCCGAACGTGCAGCAACAACTTGCAAACCGGCAGATGCCAAGACTTTGATACGGCCTGCGGTAGCCGACAAAAACACAGTTACCTGTGGCGTGACGGTGACAGCAGTTTTCTTGATGACCGCATTGCCGCTGATCTGATACCAACCGTACAAACCTGCTGTGGTAGCCGCCATAGCGACTGCGACAGGCACGGCCTGAACTGCTGTGTTGGTGATAAGAGCAGTCTGGTACGTTGTTGCGTTGTACTTGACTACCGAACCAACAACAGTTGATGCCACGCCTAACAGCAAGATAAACTCGCCTTCGCCGTAGGTTGGATCAGATGCGCGGACGATGTTGCCCAACATTGCAGGTGGCGTAGGAATAGTCGTGCCGCCTGCTGTAGTTGTGCCAGCATCAGTTTGATCGATATTTAAAACCCCGATCCGAGGTTCGTCAAAAGTGTAAGCCATTATGGTTTTCCTTTAAGCGATCAGAACGCCGCAAAATTGCGGGCCTGAAGATGTAAGATTTCCACTAAAGCCAATTAATTTGACAATCGCGTCTTGGTTGACAGCTTGACGCTCGCCGCCGATTGGCACGAAGTTACGATCAGCGTGTGGACGGAACATCATGTACTTGGTGTTCAGAAACCACATATGGTTAGCAGTTGCAGCGTTACCGATACCACCGTCTAACACCACATCTGATGCCATACCTGCGCCGTAGTATTTCAACGATGCAAAGCCTGCGCCAGCTGACGAATTACCACCGTCAGTAATACGCTGAATCGACTGCAACGATTGCAAATACAGCTTGTAATAGTTGTTGTCGCAAACGATCAGATCAGGTTTGTCTGTACCGCGAATCAACTGAACAGCCAAAGCATCCATGTACGCTTGGATGTTTGATGCTGACACCGCAGAACCACCGTCGGTCACGCCTGAGTATTTCTGCGAGCGCCAGAACGAAAACGTAGCGCGGTTGATTCCACCGTATGTGCCGGTGCTAGGTGCGTCAGGCACAGCCAAACCGAGTCCGGTCAGGTTTTTGCCGCTGTTACCAGTACCGTCAAGGTAAATATCGCCGCTGATACGGTTAGCCAATTGTGCTTCAGCAACCATCATGCGACCATCTAGCAAGTCGATAATGGCTTCTTTGCCGCTGTTTTGGATCATTTCTAAGCCAGAAATAGACACAGCAGACGCATATTGGGTTATAGAAAATTGGGCTGCACTTAAAGGACTATTTTGGCTGACGTTCAACACTTCATAGCCTGAATAGCTGTTGGTGTTGTTGGTTGTTGAGTCGTTATACATGATCTCTTGCAAGATCACGTTACCACCAGAAAACGTCTTTACGTTGCCACGTTCTTTGAGGCGGCGTAAAAGCGCATTATTATTCGTCACGTTATCGGCTAATTCACCAGTGCGAGATTGAATGTTAGTCGCAATGATGTCCGAAATTGAGCTATTGGCAAATGCCATAGTTATTCTCCAATTAGGTTATCAAAAACGCTCGTTCATGTTGTCAAACTGTTGCATGAGTAGTGAGCGCCTATCTTGCGCTTTGGTATTCGTTGCCGCCCCTGGTGTGGAACTTTTAACGCTGACCGCTGCCGCCCTGGCTGCTTTCGCTGCCTTGTTCGATGCTTCCCGTTTCGCTGCATCTGCTTGACCCTGTGAGGCTTGCTGATGCTTGGTAAATAGGTCGTTATCTAGGCGTATTGCTTTTTGGTACGCATCGTCCAAGTCTTGCGCCACGCCGCTATTTAGCAACTGGATCATTATTGGTCGAGCTTCTTCAAAATATTCGGCTTTTGTTTGAAATTGGTTGATTTCTTGCAAAAGCGCTTGATTTTGTGCAGTTTCCTGCGCTTGCTTCCAATTTAACACCTCACCACGGACTTGTGCAAGCTCATTTTGAATGGCGAAAAAGTTGGGGTCAGTTGGCGTAAATTGAGTTTCAGCCATGTTAATGCCGTATTGTTGCGCTAATTGTGCAAAATACTGCTGCTTTTGTTGTGGTGAGCCGTGTCTTAAAACATTGTCAGCCTCCATCAACGCCTTGACCGCCTGCGGTGCTTCGATGCCAAGCCCGCGGATGTTCTGCATATAAGGCTCAATGGCCTGCTGCATTTGATCGGCAAATTGGGCTTTTGACAACAAAGGTTGCACCCCTGCTTTCATTTCTTCTTCACGTTTCCAAGCGTATTCTTTTAGCTTGGGGTCGGCGGTTGTCCACGCCTCGTGATAATCCTTCTTCCACGATGCAGGCGGTCTTTCCCAAACGGGAGGTTCTGGCGCTTCAAGATCGGGTTCGGGTTGCGTCTGTACTGTTTCGACGGGTGTTTCGTTCTGAACTTCGTCGAACTGCTGTGACAGTAACTCTCGACGGTCTAATTCAGGATTTTCCAATTGCATACCCCTTTAGGTAAATTTACGACGAATTTCGTTAAGGACTTGGTTAGCTTGCTTGTGCGTCATGTTCGCCAGCTGCTGCCGCATGACTTCTTTGCGTGTGTCAATCGGTGGCGGTGGTCGGCTTTCCATTTTCTCGTTGCCGACCTCGATGCACCCATGCTGCCGCAAATGGTCACGATGGACAGACCGGCTTGTAATCATCGATCCGTCGATCATAGATTTGTAAGGTTGAATGTCTGGCATGACCATGAAGCTGTCATAATGCTCTTTTGACCCTTTCTCGACCAACTCGCCATTGACGTAAATGTATGTTTTCTTCATAGCAGTAGTAAAACGTCCTCATCATCCATTTCTAAATAAGCGTTATAAATCTGCTCAACTCGGTCAAAACTAGCAAGCATTGCATCGTAATCAATGACTGCTGGTGCTTGCATCGTAGCTTGCGTGATAACAAACGGCTCGGCAATTTCCTCGGCTAATTCAGGCTTGCCTTCAACGATTCGCTCGTATAACGCTAATACTTCGTCACGCCGTGCCTTTGCCTTTGTTGCCTCACGCCTGCGTTTCTCTGCGTCACGCTTACCGCCGCCATCATGAAAGTCGAAGATGACCGGACTAACTGTGACAATCGGAATTGCACAGAATGGTTGCGCTGCAAAGGCATTAAAGCCAAACATTACTCAGTTTCTACCGGATCAGCCCACGGTAACGGTGCAGGCTGTGGCGTTGGAATTCGTTGAGCGTCAATCTGGGCTTGCACCTCTTTCTCCCACGATGCAATGCGTTTAGCGCCAGCCGCCTCTTGTGCCCATTGAATAGCTTGGGCTTCGGTCACTTGCGAGTACGGCGTGTAATTGTCAGGGTCAGCCTCAAGCAAATTAAGGCTATAACTAACTTGACCCGTCAAACCATCTTGCTCGTCTGACAACGTAAAGTTAGTCATTGTCACCATATCGGGTGCAACGTCATTGGTGACCATCATTGAGTTAATTGTCCACTTCATTGCTTGACCTCGGCGTGTGTGATTACGGCAGCATCTGCCTGTTGTTTAAGTTTCATCATCATTGGGTATGTGTTGCTCTTGTTTGGCTGCTCACCAAGCAATTGCAAAACAAAGTTGATTTCTTCAATGGTAAGTTTGAAAGGTAAGTCCATTTTTATCCTACGAGTAATCGGCGCGAAGTACCAGCTGCGTCTGTGATTGTGATGTAACCCGCTTGAGCAATAACGCCTGCGGTGTATGTGCCGAATTGGACTGTGCCTGTGCCTTTTGGGGTCAGCTTGAGGTTAATGTTTGCGTCTGAGCCTTGGGCGCTGAGTTCGGGTGCGCCTGTGGTG